ACGGGTGTCTGTCCACGGATGGCTCGGGCCTGATTATGGCTCGGCTAATCGGCGCGCCGGGGCAGTCGTATCGCCGCATGAACGTGGTCATTCCGACACCCTGACAGGAGGCGGCATGCCTGACGCACCCGCTGTGTCAGGCGATCTTTTCTCCGCAGGCCAACATATATCACCGGCCACCTGCTTCGCATGATGCCCTCGACGAAAACGAGAGGTCATCATGTGCGGAAGCCCGGACGTTCCTGAACCGACACAATACCAGGCCAGCAAGGCTCCGGTGTTCAACACCGCCTCGCGCCCCCGGTCCAAATCGGGCCGGCAGGGCACCATCCTGACCGACACCGCCGGGCAGAGCTACGCGCCCGACGGTAAAAAGACCATCTTGGGGGCCTGATCGTCCATGCCCGCCGTCGTCAACCAGCAACTGCGCAAGACCCTGGACTATCGCCGGCAGGCGATGAATCAGGAGTTCGACTATTGGCAGGCGCATTTCCGCGAGTTGCGGGATGCGATCCAGCCGACGCGCGGGCGGTTCGAGGCGAACGAGCGGCGCAGCGATTCCTCGATCAACAAGCGCATCCTCGACAACACGGCCCAGATGGCGCTGCGCACCCTGCGCGCCGGGCTGATGTCGGGCGTCACCTCGCCGTCGCGCCCCTGGTTCCGCCTGGGCCTGCGCGGCTCGACGGCCGACGAGGCCGAGTTCGAGGTCAAGGACTGGCTGCACGAAGTCCAGCGCCGGATGTATGAGGTCATGCGCGGGTCGAACATCTACCGCATGCTCGACAGCACCTATGGCGACCTGGGCCTCTACGGCACCGCTGCCAACCTGATCGTCCCGGATTTCGAGGACGTGGTGCGCGGTCACAACCTCCAGGTCGGCCGCTTCCGGCTGGGCGAGGACGGCAACGGCCGCGTCACCGCGCTTTACCGCGAGATCAAGATGCCGGTGCGTGGCATCGTCGAAACCTGGGGGCTGGATGGCGTGTCGCAGCACGTCAAGCGCGCCTGGGACACGGGCGAGTATTACCAGACCTTCACCATATGCCACATGATCGACAAGCGCGCCGATGGCGACCCCAAGGCCATGCAGGCCAGCGGCAGGGCTTGGGCTTCGATCTATTGGGAAAAGGATGCGCCCGGCGGGCAGTTCCTCCAGATCGGCGGGCATCGCGTCAAGCCGCTGCTGGCGCCGCGGTGGGAGCAGGTCGAGGGCGAGGCGTGGTCGGCATCGTCGCCCGGCATGGTTGCCCTGGGCGATGCGCGCTCGCTGCAAGTCTCGCAGGAGCAGAAGGCCATCGCGATCCAGAAGATGCACAACCCGCCGCTGATCGGCGGGCCGACGCAGGGCGCCATGTTTTTCAAAAACGTGCCGGGCGGCTTCACGGCCATGGCGACGACCGATCTTTCCACCGGCGGCATCAAGCCGGCCTATGAGGTCAGGCCGGACATACAGGGCTTGCTGCTCGACATCCAGGAAACGCAGCGCCGCGTCGAGGTCGCGTTCTACAAGGATCTGTTCCAGATGACCGCGCTGGCGCTGGATGGCCGCAGCCAGATCACCGCGCGCGAGATTGCCGAGCGGCACGAGGAAAAGCTGATGGCCCTGGGTCCGGTGCTGGAAAGCCTGGACCACGAGCTGCTGCAACCGCTGATCGAGGCGACCTTCGCCTACATGCAGGATGCCGATATCCTGCCCGAGGCGCCCGAGGGTATCGTGGGCCAGCCGATCAAGGTCGAATACATCTCGCTGCTGGCCCAGGCGCAGAAAGCCATCGGGATCGGTGCGATCGAACGGACCATCGGGTTCGCCGGCACGCTGGCGCAGATCAAGCCCGACGTGATCGACATGATCGACGGCGAGCAGATGATGCGCGAATTCGCGGATCAGGTCGGCGGCCCGCCCGGCATCCTGCTGTCGCCCGACGAGCTGCGCGAGGTCCGCGAGGCCAAGGCGCGCGCCGCGGCGCAAGCCCAGGCGGTTGCTGCTGCCGAGCCGATGGCGGGTGCGGCCAAGCTCCTGTCCGAGGCCAACCTGAACGGCATCGACGCCCTGCAACGGGGGGCCGCGCTATGACCGAGCGGATCGCGGAAATCATGACCGAGCGCCGGGCGCTGGAGGTCCGGCAGGCGTGGGACGCCGTGCTGCGCACCCGCGAGGGCCGTCTGGTCATGTGGTCGATCCTCGAACGCTGCCACCTGTTCGCGCAGACGCACCTCGGGACCGACCTGGACGGCCTGCGCGCCGGTCAGCGCGAGGTCGGCCTGATGATCCTGAACGAGCGCATCTTCCCGCATGACGTGCGCACTTTCGCCGCCATGCAGATCGAACACGCCGAGATGATGGACCGCATCCATCTCGCCGCAGAACAGCAAGTCGAAAAGGAACAAGCTGATGAGTGAGGAAGCCAATGCCTCGACCGACACCACCGAAGCCGCCGCGGCGACCGCCGCCGAAGGGGACGACGCCAATGTGACGGATGCCGCCGCGGCCGCCGAGCAAGAGGCCGCCGAGGGCAAGGATGCCGAAAAGGCCGGCGACGCCGAAGCGGGCGCAGAAGCCTTCTCGCTTGCCGCGCCGGAAGGGGCCGAGGCATTCCAGGCCGATTTCGACGCCTTCGCTGGCGACATGGACGCCTGGCTCAAGGCCAATCCGAACGCCACGGCGCGCGAGGCGCTGACCGAAGCGGCGATGCGGCAGGCGCGGCTCGCGGGCGATGCCCAGAAACAGATGCTGGAGCAGCGGAATGCCCAGCTGGATGCCTGGGCCGGCGACCTGCGCAAGGATGCCGAGTTCGGAGGCGAGAAATACGACGCCAATGTCGCCACGGCCGTGAAGGGCCTGGAGGCGGTCGGATCGCCCGAACTCCGCAAGATGCTCGACGAAACGGGGCTGGGAAGCCACCCGGACGTTGTGCGCGCCTTCTGGAAGGTGGGGCAGATGGTGGCGGATACCGCCGTCGTCACCGGACAGACAGGCACTTCGACGCGTCGCAGTTTCGCCGACGCACTCTATGGCAACGGCAACGGAAAGGACTAACCCATGGCCGAGCTGAACGTGAAGAATCCGGGCCTTGTCGATATTCTGTCGCGCACCGACCCGGACGGCAAGATCGCCAACATCATCGAGCTTGCCGAGAAATCGAACCCGATCCTCAAGGATGCGGTGTTCACGGAATGCAACGACGGCACCAAGCACCAGCACGTCATCCGCACGGGCATTCCCGAGCCGGCATGGCGCCGCTACAACGCCGGCGTCAAGCAGGGCAAGACCACCACCGCAAAGGTCGTGGACACGACCGGCATGGCTGAGGAGTTCTCGGTCGTGGACGAGGCGCTGGCCAAGCTGAACGGCAACGAGGCGGCGTTTCGCGCGTCCGAGATGTCGGGCCTGATCGAGGGCTTCAACCAGTTCATGGCCCGCAACATGATCTATGGCTCGACCGCCGTGACCCCCGACGGGTTCATGGGGCTGGACGTGCGTTACGACGATCCCGCCGTGGCTTCGGGCCGCCAGCTGATCAATGCCGGTGGCACCGGATCCGACAACACCTCGATCTGGTTCGTGACCTGGGGGCCTCGCGCCACCACGTTGCTGTATCCCAAGGGCTCGGCAGCCGGCCTGTCTCACAAGGACATGGGCGCCCAGCTCTGGGATGCGCAGGATGGCAGCGGAAAGTTCCGCGCCCTGGTCGATCACCTGAAATGGGACATGGGCCTGTCGGTGGGCGATTGGCGCGGCAACGCGCGGATCTGCAACATCGACGTGTCGGCGCTGACCAAGGACGCCGCGACCGGCGCCGACCTGCTCGACCTGATGATCGACGCCGAGGAAATGATCGACACGGCCAGCCGCGTCGGCATCGACAGCAAGGGCAACCTCGTCGAGGGCAAGACCGTCATCTATGTCGGGCGCACCGTGGCGAAGTTCCTGCGCAAGCAGGCCCTGAACAAGAAGAACGTCCAGCTGCGCGTCGAGGAAGTCGCCGGCGAGCGCGTCACCATGTGGGGCGACATGCCGGTGCGCCGCCTGGATGCGATCAGCAACGCCGAGGCTGCGATTACCTTCCCGTAAGAACAGGCCCGGCTCCCCTGGGGCCGGGCATCACCATCATCTCGAATGGAGGATGCCATGCATCTCGACGCACAGAACCTGTTCTCGGACGCGCAGGCCCTGACCGCCACGGCCGTTTCGACGAACCACATCGACCTGGGCGACACGGCGCAGCCGGTGCTGTCCCCGGTAAAGCTGACCCGCGACATCGGCGGCAATTACGACGTTCCGCTGCTGGTGCAGGTCGTGGAGGACTTCGACGGCGGCACTAGCGTCACGGTGCAGGTGCAGGTCGCGACGGAGAATACCTTCGGCAGCCCGAAGGTGGTTGCGGCCTCGCCCGCCATCCCGGTCGCCGATCTCAAGGCGGGCTACAAGTTCCCCGTGCCGGTCATCCCGTTCGGTGCGGATCAGCGCTACATGCGGCTGAACTACGTCGTGGTCGGCACGCCCACTGCGGGCAAGATCACGGCTGGCATCGCTGCGGGGCTCCAGACCAATGGCTGATGAGCGCAAGATGTGGGTCGTGGCCAAGTCGCGGGGGCAGTCACCCGACCGGCTTTGGCACGAGCCACAAGACGGCCCGTTTCGCATCGAGGCGGGCCTGTTCTCCGAACGCTGGATGCGCGAGGCGACCGAGGCCGAGGTGTTCGAGGCCACGGGCCAATCGCCCGAGCCGGCGAGCGAGGCCAAGGATATGGCCGACATGTCCGACGACGAGCTGCGCGCCCATTACGAGACGGTCATGGGCGAGAAGCCCCACCACGCAATGAAGCGCGAGACGATGATCGAGCGCATCACCGAGAAGCTGAACGCCGACTGATCGGCCGCCCGGTCCTGTCGCGGGGCCGGGCTCTCCATGGAGGCCACCATGCTCATCATCCTCGCCATGAACTATGCCGCCGCCGTGATCGCCCTCCAGGCGGCGGGGCTGTGGATCGACCCGCGATAACCGGAGCACCCGATGCAATCTGCCATCGCCATTTGCAATGTCGCGCTGACCACATACCTGGGGTCCAGGACCATCACGGCATTCGAGGAAACCTCGCCCGAGGCGGTGCAGTGCAAGCTGCACTATGACCGCATCCGCCGGTCGCTGCTGGAGCGCTGGCCCTGGGTCTTTGCCTCGCGCCGCGAAAAGCTGGTCGAGGAGACGCTGAACGACCGGGCCGGCGCGTGGTCCTATCGCTATGCCCGGCCCGGACACATGGCGGCGATCCGCTGGGTGAACGATGTCACCGCAGCGCGCATGGCGATGCAGATGGGCCAGTCGCCCGACACGCTGCGCGAGGTGACGGCGGATTCGATCTATTCCGACGTGCCGGGGGCCGTGATCGAATACACCCGCGATGTCACCGATCCGACCGTGTTTTCCGCAGGCTTTGCCGACACGCTGGCCGCGCATCTGGCCGCCGCAATCGCGATGCCGATCACCCGCGACGCCGCCAAGGTCACGGGCGCCAAGCGCGAGGCCGATGAGTTGCTGAACCAGGCGATGACGATGGACTTCAACAGCCGGCCGTCTACCGAGCAGACCTTCTATCCCATGCAACTGACCGTGAGGGGATTCTGATGCCCGCCGCTCGGATCCAGCCCTCCTTCGCCTCTGGCGTCCTTGGTCCGGCGCTCTGGGGCCGTATCGATCTGGCGCGCTACGACACAGCGTTGCGCAAGGGCCGCAACGTATTCGTCCACGCCCACGGCGGCGTCAGCAACCGGCCGGGCCTGCGGTTCGTCTGCGAAGTCATGGACAGCAGCCATCGCCACCGGCTTCTGCCCTTCGTCCGCGAGGCGGATGACGCATCGGTGCTGATCCTGGGTCAGAACGAGATGGGCTTCGTCAAGAACGGCGCGCGGCTGCAATCCGGGGGATCGGATTACACCATCGCGACGCCCTGGACCGCGGACCAGGCCCAGGCCCTGGATGCCGTGCAGTCGGTCGACGTGATCTTTACCGCGCACCGTGAGGTCGCGCCGCGGCGGATCATGCGCAATGGCGAAACGGATTGGAGCATCGCCACGGTTCCGATCAACCCGGCGGTGCCGAGCCCCACCATCACTTCCGGCACGTCGAGCGGCAGCGGTAGCGACATTTATCGGTATCGAGTTTCCGCCGTGGTGGATGGTGTCGAAGGCTTCCCTTCGCCGGTGGGATTGGTGGAAAACGCGGGCTATCTAGGGGAGCAGGGAGCCTGGAACCAGATAGAATATACCTCGGTCCCCGGCGCGTCGGAGTATCGAGTCTATCGGATGCGAAACGGTGTTCCGGGCTACATCGGGTTCACTACCTTGCTGGTTTTCCGGGATGACAATATCTCGCCGGACACGACCGTTACACCGCCGGTCCAGGCGGATCTTTTCGACGAAGCCGGCAAGTACCCCTCCGTCGTCTCGATCTACCAGCAGCGCCTGGCCTTCGGCGCGAGCGACGAGCAACCGGAGACGATCTGGCTTTCGCGCGTCGCGGATTACCTGAACTTCACGCGGTCGCAGAACATGACCTCATCCGACCGGGCGGAGTTCGACATGGCCGGCGAGCAGCTGAACCGCATCCGCGCGATGCTCCAGCTGCGCGAATTGCTGGTGTTCACCAGCGCGGGCGAATTTTCGGTGACGGGGCCGGATGGCGGGTTCGATGCGCTTAACCCCATCGTGACGCAGCACGGCTATATCGGAAGCGCGGCGGTCAAGCCGCTGGTGGCGGATGACACGGTCCTGTTTGTGGACCGATCCGGCCGCGGGGTTCGCGATCTGCGCTATACTTACGAAAGCGACGGCTATTCCGGCAACGATCTGACCATCTTCGCTTCGCATTTCCTGCGTGGCCGCCGCATCGTCAGCTGGGCCATGGCCAAGAACCCCTGGTCCATCATCTGGGTGGCCTTGGACAATGGCAAGCTGCTGGCGCTGACCTACAAGCGCGAGCATCAGGTCTGGGCATGGACGGAGATGGATATCGACGGCGTGGTCGAAAGCGTGGCCTGCATCCCGGAAGGTGCGAACGATGCCACCTACCTGATCGTGCGGCGCGAGGTGGACGGGCAGCAACGTCGCTATGTCGAGCGTTTCGACGACAGAGATTTCGCCACGGCCTCCGATGCGTTTTTCGTCGATTGCGGCATCACCTATGCCGGGGCGCCCGCGATCACGATTTCGGGGCTGGATCACCTGGAGGGGCGCGAGGTCGTCGCCCTGGCCGACGGCGACGTGATTACCGGCCTGACGGTTCAGGGCGGTGCCGTGACCCTGCCACACGCCGCTGGCGTGGTGCATGTCGGACTGCCCTTCACCGCCGAGATGGAGACGCTGCCGCCGGCCATCCAGTTCGATGATGTCGGATCGGCGCGGGGCCGGCCGCACAGCGTCAGCGCGGTTCGGATCCAGATGGAGAACACCCGCGGCATCAAGGTCGTCACCGACGACGGCCGGGAAAGCGAGCTGGTGCAGACCGGCGGCGATCTGTCCGAGGAAATCCCGCTCTGGACCGGGATGCACGAATTGACCGTGCCGGCGCAATGGAACCGCGACGGAACGGTGACGCTGCGCCAAGACTATCCGCTGCCCATGACGGTGCTGGCCATCTCGGTCGAACTCAGCATCGGCAGGAACTGACATGGCGGTAACGGTCGCGCCCATCACCGCCGACGTGATCGACGCCCTGCTGCCGCGCCTGCGGCCCATCGACCGGCTGGAGCTGGACTGCATGGGCACGGGCGACGCGCGGGCCGATCTGCTGCGGCTTGTTGCCGGGTCGCGCCGGTCCCGCGCAGCATACATGGATGGCGATCTGGTCTGTATCTTCGGGGTGAAGGCGGCGACGGCCCTGTCCTATACCGGCTTCCCCTGGGCGATGATGACGCGCGCCGTGGACCGTCCGCAGGTGCGGCGCGAGTTCATCGCGGGGTCGCGGGTCGGGGTGGAATGGCTGGGCCAGGACTTCCACCGGCTCTGGAACCTGGTGGCCGAGGAAAACCTGGTCGCGCGGCGCTGGCTCCGCTGGATCGGCTTCCGGTTCGACGCGGAAAAGACGGTGGTGTTGCAGGGGCATCGCTTCCTGCATTTCGAGATGGAGATGACCTGATGTGCTTCGTTCCGGCCTTGGCCGCACTCGGGACCGCCGCGCAAGCTGGTGGTGGGCTGTTCAGCAGCCTGGGATCGCTGTTCAGCATCGGCTCCGGCGTGGTCGGCGCTTATTCTGCGGTCCAGCAGGGCCGAGCGGCGCAGGCCGCAGCCGAGGCCACGGCGAAACAGCAGGAAGCCGCGGCGCGGGAATCGATCCGCCAGGGCGAGGACGAGTCCGAGCGCAAGCGCCGGGCCGGTGCGGCCGTTCTGGCGCAGCAGCGCGTCGCAATGGCGGCGAACGGCGTCGATGTCAGCTCGGCCTCGGCCATCGAACTGCTCGACGATACCAAGGCCGCCATCGAGGACGACGCTTTCGCCATCCGGCAGAACTTCCGCAACCAGGCGGGCAACTATTCCCAGATGGCGGCCAACAGCCGCACCGAGGGCGCCAATGCCTTGTCGCAGGGGCGCTGGGGCGCAGCCAGCACGATCCTGTCGACCGGCGCCAAGGTGGGCGAGAAATACAGCCAATGGGCGCGTGACCGTGCAACTCCGAGGTATGCGTGATGGCAATGAGGGTTCCGACCTATGAGCGCCGCGAGGTTGTGCAGGCGCAGCGACCCGTGGGTGTGGCGGCGCGTCAGTCCGGTTTCGGGCAGGTCGCCAGGGGCCTGGCAGATGTCGGTCAGATGTTCGACCAGTGGCAGGCCGATGTCGATGAGGCCGACGCGAAGGCGGCGGATACGCGATATTCCGAACTGGTGCGCAAGACGCTCTACGAGGACGGATCGGGCTATCTCTATGCCCAAGGCGGCGATGCTTTGTCCCGGCGCAAGGAAGCGGCCGAGACGCTGCAAAAGAGCTATGACGACATTCTGGGCGGTCTGTCGCCCCGAGCCCGGGACATGGTGCAGTCTTCGCTGGAGAACCGGCGCCAGTCTGCGCTGACCTCGGTGGACCGGCACGCTGGCGGTGAGCGGATCACCTACCTGAACGGGCAGGCCGACGCGCGGGTAAGGTCTGCCATCGACGACGCGGTGATCGACCCAGCCCATATCGACCGCTCGCTCAGCATCGCGCGCAACGAGATTCGCGAAACCGGCGTGCGCAATGGCTGGTCGCCGGAACAGACGGCGGCGAAGATCGCAGAGGCCGAGGGCTCGATCCATGGCGGTATCGTTGCCCGGCTTGCCAACGTCGATCCACGTCAGGCGCTCGATTATCTCAATGCCCATCGGGACAGCATGAGCGCGGGCGACGTTGCCCGGCTTGAGGGCGTGCTTTTGCCAGAGGCGAAACGGCGGCGCGGGCGTGAGATTGGGCGCAGTATGGCGCAGGACGCGGCCGGCGGCATCAGCGACGGTTACTATGCGTCGATCCGCGCCGCAGAAAGCGGGGGCAACGACTCGGCTAAGAACCCGAATTCGACCGCAACGGGTCGATACCAATTCACCGCCGGCACATGGTCGCAGCTCATGCGCAACCGTCCCGACCTTGGATTGACCGAGAACGGCAGGCTTGATCCGGCCCAGCAGGAGCGCGCGATCCGGGCGTTCACGGAGGCGAACGCGAAGATCCTTGTCCGGGGTGGCGTGGCCATCACCAATGGCACGCTTTACGCAGCGCACTTCCTCGGCGCCGGCGGCGCGCTCAAGGTTCTGACCGCCGGCATGGCCGAATCCGTTGCCGATATCGTCGGCCCGGCCGTGGTGCGAGCCAACGAGTTCCTGCGCGGCATGTCGGTGGCGGATTTCCTGTCCTGGGCGGAAAAGAAGGCCGGCGGGACGCAGATGCCGATGGGCGGGTTCTCGGCGCCGTCTTGGAGCGAAACCGGCGCCCGGCAGCCAAGGCCCGATCCCGTGACGCAGATCCTCCAGATGGATGACCCCGACGAGCGCGCCGCAGCATTGCAGGAATACCAGCTCTGGACCGGGCAGATGGCCGCGCAGCAGAAAGCCGCCCAGGATGCGGCGCAGCGGGCGGGCTTCGCGCTGATCGAGCAAGGCGGCGACATCGACGGCCTGACGCTCGACCAGAAACTGGCCATCGGCCAGGAAGGCATGTCCAGCCTGCGCACCTATCAGAGCAAGGCGCGCGCCGGCGAGCCGATCACCACCGATTCCGAACTGTTCGTCGAACTCACCCGCGAGGCGGCCGCCGATCCCCGCAGCTTCGCGGCACGCGACCCGCTGGAATGGCGCAATCGCCTGAGCGACACGGATTTCAAGGCGTTCGTCCAGAAGCAGGCGGAAATCACCAAGGGCGAAACCAACCCGTCCTCTGCCGTGACCATCTCGACGATCAACACGATCACCAAGGATCTGATGGTCGCCGCGGGTATCGACGGAAAGAAGAAGGCCGGCGCGCAGCAGGTGGCGAAGCTGCAAGAGGGCCTGCTTCGCTGGGCGCAGGGCTATCAGGCGCAGAACAGCGGCAAAATGCCGACGCATCTGGAAATCCGCGAGCAGGCCAATGCGATGTTGTTGCCGGTGGTGATTGATCCGCCTGGCCTGTTCAACTCGGTCGATGGCCGCGCCTATGAAATCGACCTCGAAGGCGTGACGCCGGCCGATATTGTCGACGGCACGCTGAAAATCGGCGGCGAACGGATCGAGCCCGAGGTCGTCGAGGCTTTCGTGCGCGAGTTCGAGGCCGCGCTGGGGCGGGCTCCGACTCCGCGGGAGGTGGTCGAGGGACTGGCCTGGGCGCAGGCTCGCTGACCGCCGCCATATATCGACGGCGCCTCGCTTCCTAGCCTGCTGGCGACAGAAGCGAGGACAGCATGGCCGGACCTTTCGACGCCTATTTCGATCAGCTGAAACAGCAGGAAGCGGCGCGCACCGCGGCGCGGGTTCGTCTCGACCCATTGCAGCCGGATCAAGCCGCCGATGGGCTGGCCACGGCCAAGGAGCTTGGCGTCCCGGCGGGGCAGGTCATGGCATTCCCTCAGCTGTTCAAGGATCGGCTGGAGCAACAGCGCGCCGCCGCCGCGCTGGCAGAGGCTCCGAAGCTCTCCGACTGGCTGCGCTCCGATCCGGTGAATGCGGCGCTGGCCAAGGACGACTTGGAAAACCTGTCCTGGTTCGAGCGCAACCTCAAGCCGGGTCTCGACCTCTATGGCGATGCGGTCGGCGGCAGTCTGAACGATAGCCAGGTCGGGCGCGGGTTCCGAACCGGCGTTACCGGAGCCAGGCAGATGGGCGTGGCTGCGGCCACCGTCCCGATTGCCGGGGCGCAGGCGACCATGTTGCAGCGGCTCGACGCCTTCGACCGGGCGAAGGATATCGACCCGTCAACGCCCCGCTTTCAGATCGCGGAACAGCTCGGCCTTGACCCCATGTCACCGACCGCCGCCATGGTGGCGGATTTCGTCGCGGGCGATGCGGACAAGCGCAAGTGGTATGTGGATCGGACCATCGCTGCGGTTCAGTCGAACAAGGAGTTGATGGGGGCACTGACCGAGCAGGTGCGCGCCTATCAGGACCGGATGCGCGAGACGCAAGGACGCGTTCCGAATTTCACCGATGTCGACGACGTGAAGGGGTTCATGGATTGGGCCGGGTTCAACCTCGGTCAGGCGGCTCCCTTCCTGTTGACCACTCTTGCAGCGTCAGCGGCGGCCGGGCCGGCGGGTGCGCTCGGTGCCGGTTACGGCATGGGCGTGGGCGACATCCGGGCCGAGCAGATTACGGCGGGGCAAGACCCGTTTGACACTGGCGCGGTTGGCGCAGCTGTTGCTGGCGCCGTTCCCTATGCTGGTCTGGAATTGCTCGGCCCTGCCGCGCGACCGTTCCGGGGCGCCTCGGGCGAGGTTCTTCAGCAGGTGGCCGAGGGGTGGGCAAAGAGGCTCGGGCGCGAAGTCACCACCGACGTGATCGAGGAGTTCATCAACGAGGCGGGCCAGGAAATCATCAAGGATTACGCCGTGCAGATGGGCGGCGGCGCCGAGGTGGAACTGAACGACGAAACGCTGCTGAAATGGTTCAACGCCGGCATGGCTGGCGCGGTGTCCGGCGGGGCCTTGGGCGCGGTGAACGCCGCCAACACCATTGCCGCCGAACGCGACGCGGAGCGGGCCGGGGCGGCCGGTCGCACGGCCGAGGCTCTCGACCGCGTGTCGCAGCAAGCGCAGGCGTCTCGGGTCCGCGAGCGATCCCCTGAATCCTTCAAGGCCGCCCTGGATCGCGCCGGCGCCGGGGATCAGATGATCTATGTCCCGGCCCAAGGCTTGCGCGAGTTCTTCCAGGCCCGCGACGTGGCATTCGACGACGCCATGGCCGAGCAGTGGGGCGTGGATCTCGACACGTTCGCCGAGATGGAAATCAGCGGCGGGCGCGTGGCGATCCCGCTTTCGAACTTCGCGGCCTATCTGTCCGGCACCGATGCAGAGGCGTGGGTGCGCGAGAATGCGACCATGGACGCCGACGAGCTATCGATCGCAGAGGCTCAGGCGTTTGCCGATCTGGTGCCCGAGGATGCCGCGGATGCTTACGAGCAGCATCTGGCCGATATGCGCGCCGCAGATGAGACGCGGTCCTCCGATCAGCAGGTCTATGACGGCTTCTATTCCCAGCTGCGCGAGGCGGGGCGCACCACCGACGTGGCCGACAAGGAGGCGCGGGTCATGTCCGCGTTCTTCCGCAGCATGGCTGAAAGGGTGGGCGACGATGCCCTGGATCTGGCGCTGCGGTTCGGGGTGCGTGTTCAGGGACCGGATGGCGGGGCGTTGACGCGGCGCCGCGGCGCGCTGGACATCATGCTCAACGACCTGCGGGCGGGTCGAAAGGAAAAGACGGGTCGCAGCCTGACGCAGTTCGTCATCGACGAGGGCGGCGTTCAGGATACGGGGGGCGACGTTGCCGCGCTTGAGGTGAAAGGGCTCGTGGCCGAAACGGCGGCCCAGATCAGCGAACGCCAGGCGCAGGGCACCATGCCGGGGATGATGCCGGCGCAGGGGCGCGGGCTGCCGCTCGACGAGTTGGGCCGAAAGGCGGTCGAGGCTGGCTATTTCCCCGAACTGATGGGCGAGGCTCAGGGGCTGAACGATGGCGAGGCGGCAGATCTGGGCGCGGCGCTGCTGGAGGCGCTGCGCGATGAAGCCAGCGGCCGGATGCGTTACCTGCCCGGCGAGGGGCCGGATCCGGCGCGCGCGGCGCTGAATGCAGAGTTGCAGGCGCGTGGCCTCGATCCGGTGACGATGAGCAACGATGAGATTGTCGCGGCGCTGGAACGAGACCCGGATGGGGTCCTGTATCAGGATGGCCCCCCGGTCCTTGCTGAACAGCAAGCCGAAGATATCCGCGCTGCTTATGAGGGCGCGCAGATGTCGGCGCCGATCATCATCAATGCGCCTTTGCCGGTCGTTGAGGCCCTGTCGGGGAAGGCCGTTCCTGTAACCCTTCCGTCGCGAGTTATCCGAAAGGCCGGGCAGGACAAACACGGCATGTCCGCAGATCAGATCATTGCTGCGGTGAATGGCTTGGCGGATCCTGTGATGGTGTTCGACTCCAAGAGCGCGTCTGACAGCATCGTTTCCTTGGTAGATGTCGCGGGTGAATCGCGTCCTGTCGTGGTCGCACTGCACCTGAATGAAAAGGTTGGGCGATTCGAGGTAACCCGCATCGCGTCAATCCACATGAAGGATAACGCGGGACAGATCGCTGCCTGGGTGCGGGAAGGGCTTCTTCGCTATCGGAATGCGCGAAAAGCCGACGCTTGGTCACGATCCAGAGGGCTCTACTTGCCCAAGGATGGGACGACCAAGCATCGGCTCGGTAAAAAGATACTCCAGCACAGAGACATTTTCAAGGGTCGCGAGCTGTCTCAAACCCGCCGCGGCTCCATCGTCTTCCCCGCCGGTGGCCCGGATGGTGCGCAGACCGTCATCAACCTGTTCGAGACGGCCGACTTGTCAACATTCCTGCACGAGGCGGGGCACTTCTTCCTGGAAACCTCGGACGTGCTGGCCCGGGCGGACGATGCGCCGCAGGCGTTGCGTGACGACATGGCGGCGGTTCGGGCCTATCTCGGTGCCGAGGAGGGCGCGGCCTTCACCACCGAGCAGCATGAAACCTTTGCCCGGTCCTTTGAGGCTTATGTGATGGAGGGTAAGGCGCCGTCTCTGGCGCTGGCCGACGTGTTCGCCCGCATCAAGGCATGGCTGACGCGCATCTATCGCTCGATGACCGGCCTAAACGTGAAGCTTTCGCCCGAGATTCGCGAGGTGTTCGACCGGATGCTGGCCACGGACGCCGAGATTGCGCAGGCTCGCGCGGAAACCGCGGCAGACCCGCTGTTCCGTGACCGGCCGCCGGGGATGTCGGAAACCGACTGGAACACCTACCAGCGCCTTGCCCGCCGCTCGAAAGAGCAAGCCGAGGCGAAGCTGCTGGAAAAGACCATGGCCAAGGTGCGCCGTGAGAAGGAGGCGTGGTGGAAGGCCGAGCGCAAACAGTTGCGCGAGGAGGTGGAGGCGCGGGTGAACGCCTTGCCGCAATACCGGCTGATCGAGGCCATGGCCAACGGCCGCATCCTGTCGCCGGACGGTGAGCAGGCGGCGCCCGATGTGCGGATTTCTCGCAAGGATCTGGTGGAGCAGTTCGGCCCCGGTGTCTTGGCCGAGCTTTCGCGCGAGCGTTTCGGCGGCAAGCGTGCGATCTATGCCGATGATGGGCTTTCGACCGGGGTGGCGGCCGAGATGTTCGGCTTTGCCGGCGCGGTCGAGATGGTGCAGATTCTCCAGAACACCACCAAGAGGATCGATGCCATCAATGCCGAAACCGACCGGATCATGCTGGAGCGATATGGCGACCCGATGACGGACGGCACCATAGAGCAAGAGGCGGTGGACGCGATCCACAACGAGCAGCAGGCGCAGAAGAACGTCGCCGAGGCGCGGCAGATTGCGGCGCAACTCGGTCGCGACACGCGGGCCATGACCGCGACGCTGTATCGCCAGCGGGCGCGGCTGATGCTTGGTCGCATGACGGTGCGCGAGGCTTCGGCGCCGGCGCGCTTCCTGGCGGCCGAGCGGCGCGCAGGGCGCGAGGCAGAGCGCGCCTTTGCCAAGGTCGCAAGGGGCGATGCGTCAGCCTTGGCGTCGGCCTTGCAGGCCAAGGAACAGCAGATCCTCAATGCCGCGCTGTTCGACCTGTCGCGCGAGGCCGAGGCCGATGTGGCGAAAGCCCGTGAGCGGATGCA